GTGGTACTCTTATAGTATCATTATCTTCTAATTTTGGAAATTTTAATCCCTCACGAGCCTCATTTGGGGTTATGATTCCTGTATTAACCAGAGTAGAATAATAAATAGCTTGTGTTCTGTTATCTGGTTGTAGTGCCGGAACTACAAGTCTATCAGGACGAATAGTAACACCGTTATTAAAGAAGTGCGAAAATGCACTTCCAAATTGATTTAGCATAGGCAGTATAGTTTGTAAATAAAATAATTTTTGATTCGCATCTATATTTGCATTATTACCAGACTTAAGTAAAACATAAGGTACACCTAAAGCCTTAGCCATATCCATTTGTATTCTTTCTATAGAATTTTCAAAATCTAGTTTATCAAAACTTACAGCAGAAAAAGGATCAATTTTTAATCCACCATCTAAAATAGCTGGATTACGTGCACCATCAAAAATAGTATTATAAGTAGAGCGCCATGCCTCAAGCAATCTTTGCTTTACTCTTTGAGAAAGTATATTGTCTGTAGACAATACGAATCCTGGTAAAGCATTATTTTTAAAGAATTGTCGTTGAAACTTAATCATATAGTAATAAAGTTCCATTAATTTAAGCATAGATTTAAGTTTAGATGTACCTCTAAATATAGACTGATCATTTTCAGCCATTACATGTATAATTTCCTCAGGAGCAAATTGGATAGCTTCTGCTTTTCTAGTTTGTTTTCTTCCTGCAAAGAAAGAATCGTCACTTTGTTGATTAGATACTAAGTAATTATAATGATTCACAAAAGTTACAGGATCAGGAACTACTTCTACATCATTTGCTGGAAGTAGATATATATCATTACCATCATAGTAGAAAAAAGCATTACCATCTAACATAAAGTCTAAAAAAGCTCTTCTAAAGAATCTTACTCTATCTTCAAATGGATTAGGTTTTACATTAAGTAGTTTATTTACTTTTTTAGCAGGGGACTGACCTTCAATTATAAAAGGTATTTCAACACATGCATTAATTATCATCTCTACAGAACGATGTACAACTTCAATTTCTCTGTATGCTTGTTCAAAATCAACAATTGTTTCTGGAGATGCATAAGGTTCTAAAGCAGCAACAGATGGCTGTGCTGGATTTAACTTTTCAGCTATCCACTCCCTAAAACCCATTTTATCTTCTGCCATTTTTCGTCCTTTGTATATCTAACCAATTTTTAATTTTAGGCGCTAAATGATTAGAATAAGTCTGCCCGTATAATGTGTGTAGTTGTTTATGATGTTTAGAACATAGTGTAAATAAATTTTTATGACTCAAATCATCTTCACAATCTTTTGCAAAAATAACTCGCAATTCTTTAATTTTTTCAACACTATCTACTTCTTTTATGCTATTCTTATCACACCATTTACCGAACAACTCACTTACACTGTATAAATGATGTAACTCTAATTTAGTTTTGCTACCACAGATATAGCAATCTTCTCTAGTTTTATAATCTTTCTTAATATAGTCTCTTATATATTTAATAGGAAATCTTTTTAAACTGCTCAACTACCTGCCACCTCATATTATAATGTTCTGCATCTGTATTTAATCCTACATCATCTTCTGGTAAGTTTAACACTTTACCACCAACCGTGTCAAGATATTTTAAATTTAAATACTTTTTAAGTAGATAGGATATGATTATATCATCGCCTCTTTTAGGGTATCCTATTTTGTCTATGTCTTTTTTTAGTAAATCTAGTGCAGACTGTTTAACTAAGGTTATGGCGCCTACTATGAAATCTACTTTAGCATCTTCATTCCAATGATCTGTTAATTGTTGATATGAATTTGCGGACTCTACACCTGATTTTCCATATACACCTACTATTGGTAGTTGTTTATTATACATTTTTTTAACTAATGAAGGGTGAGGCATAAGATCATCATCTACAATTAGTTTATAAGATTCATCATAGTCAAAACACCTAACCCATCTCTCCATGCACAACCAATTTTTTTCATTATTTATAACATCTATACCATTACCTAGATAAGGAAAAGGATCATCAGGATTGTTATTAACTACCGTTACAGGCATTAGAGTCTTATATGTAGTTGCTATATTTAATACATTTTCTTGTCTTTTATAATTTAATATTATTAATCGTATGTTAGGCATAGATAGATACACCACTCATTTTAGAGTGTGTATATATAGCATATCTAACAGAATCACTTGGGTGAGATGTCCAATCGTGTATTGGTTTAGGATTCTCAGTATTAGGATTCCATCTATAAGAACTCATTGCTGAATAAGTGTGTTTCCCTCCCATAGTATCAAAGTATAAATTATCATTCTCTATTAAAGATTGTAAACAAGCTATACCATCATTTACAGACTTAATAGCATTTTCACAATATATATCATAGTCATAAGCAAAGTCAGCTTTTACTTGTTGTGCTGCAGAATCAATGTAAATAGTTTCTATATTCCATCTATCTATTTGTTCTTGTATTGCACCAGCTAATTCAGAAGTAGTAGATTCTTTAGATATATATTCGTCAAGAATATAATAAGATGTACCATCATAACCTATAACAACAAATACATTCTCATCTCTATACCCAACATCGAGTCCCGCAATAATTTCTGCGTATCTATCTTCTGCATAATCATCAACATGTTTTTTATCATCTAAATACTCATAAATTTGTGCTTCTGTAGTAGTCCACTCACATTCATACTCTTGTGCAAATAGTGCTCTTGTAGAAGTTCTTTTAGCTTCCATAACATCTTTTTCAGATAGTAAAGGATTAGCTCTCCAAGTGTGTATAGAAGAACCCCACTCATCATATTCATCATCTTTACCTCTCATAAAGTAATCATATAAATAATTACCTTTACCTCTAGGAGTAGAAATCCATAAACATCTAGAATCTTTAAAAGTAGATAACGCAGGACGTAAATCACGAGTAAAATATTCATCATGAGGTATAATTGCAGCCTCATCTACAATTAGTAGATTAGCAGCACGACCAACTAACGAATCTCTATTATTAGCAGATAGTAGTCTAAATATAGAACCATTTATAAGTTTAACTACTTTATCTTTTTGATTAAATTTATCTACTTCAAGTTCCATATTTTTAATTAAATCAGTAACATAGTCCCAAATAATAGAAGATAGTGAAAAATTAGGAGCGACCACCATAACTTGTTGACCAGGTTCTAGTAGTTTAGCAAATGCAATTATAGCAGCAGAGTAAGACTTACCAGTACGACGAGCAGCTACATGTACAAAAAATCTATTTTCTTCTAAACCTTGTAGCATAGCTTTTTGAGATTCATTAAAAACTACAGACTGAGGAAGTCTGCTGCATAACTTGTCTACATTAATCTTAAAAAATTTTGTATTCATTTAGGTAACATATTATATAGTATAGAAAAAACAGTTATTAAGCCAGCCACAACACCACCAAACCATAATAAAGTGTGTAAAGAAGTTTTACCTTTAATAGCAAGTTCACTTACATCATTTAGCTTTTTATGAATCACTTTTAGTTCTTTAGATATAGCATCCATGTTTTCCATAATAATCTTATGTCTTACTTCACACACTGCTTCATGCGAAGAAATATTTGCTTTATTAGTCTGAGAACGTTCGTGTAATATATCTAATTCTGCTTGCACTTGATCTAACTCTCTTATATTGTCTGCCATAATTACTCCGCATAGTATTGCTATACTTTTTACTTATAGATAAAAGGATCTTCTTGTTTTGCTTTTTTTAGTCTTTTTCTATATGCTATTTCCATCTTAATATTTTTTATTATAGTTTTTAACCAGTTCACTTCTCAAAACCTCCGTATATAAAACCACTTTTAAACTCAAATGTTTCTAGTGCTAACATAGTAGACTCATAAATACTATCGGTGCTAATACTTGTAAATGTTAACTTTGTATTAGTATCTTTAGCAACTTGTTTATATACATCTAGAGTGGTAGTTTGTTCAAAAGGGTTATTAAATTGATCTCTGAACCAGCTTTCTCTTTGTTTACTTTCCATATGCGGCGTCATTTTTTTAAACAACTTTTTTTGTTTATTCTCAGAATATCTGTTAAAAAAATCAAACATTGCTTTTCTGCTATGTGTATGGTATAACCCAATAAACGTATAATTGTTAGCCATATTAATAGTTTTACACATTAATTCATATATACTATAGTCAGGTATATGATGCAAAACTCCAATACTAACTACTACATCTGATTTCTTATCATACTCTGTTAAGTCTTGTAATTTCCAATTAATTTTGTTTGATTTTAATTTTGACTCGTTAATTGCTGTTTCGGATATATCTATTCCTGTAACAGCTATATTAGGATATTTATTTTTTACTCTACTACATAGCCATCCAGTACCACAACCTAATTCCGTAAAAGATTCAGCACTATCTAAGTGTGAACAAAGAGAAGGCCAAGGGATATTAGTGTTATTATCAATACCTATATTAAAAGGCATATAATTATAAAATGACTCTACCATTTTTGAAAGCATTTTATTTATTTTGCTGTTTTATATTGTAATTTATTAGTGTTAGTCTATCTTTACTATAGTAAAACTCAGCAGTAGTAGGAATTTCCATTCTCTCATCATTTATAGTAGTAAAAAATCTCATTCTTCCTTCTGCAAATACATCATCTTCTACAACATTTTTAATTGTTTTATAGAATAACTGACCTGGTAATCTATATTTAACTTTATATGTTAACATTTTTCCCTCCGTTAACTATTTATATTTTAATTATAAAGTTAACGACACTACTTGGCAAGGTTGTTGTTAAAGCAGGAATGCTTAGTCCGGGTATAGTATGTGTGTGCGCAGCATTAACGTTATCTGTTAAAGCAGAGCCTGTTGCAGAGTCTTTTGCTGATGTAGCAAAAGTTCCTGTTGTATTTGTTCTACCAGCTGTTGTAGATCCAGATGTTGCAGTTCCTGTGGTACCCGTAGCGTTAGTAATAACACTAGATGCAGCGGCAGAACCTGTTTCTGTACCGACAGTACCATTGTTAGAACCTTTACCGAGCAACACTCTATCTCTAAGATCTGGAAGGCCAAATGTAGTTCCACCATCACCTGTACCATAAGCAGTAGATATTGCTGCAAATAGACGTGCATAAGTAGTTCTACTTACATTAGACCCA